CCTGAACTACCTGATGTTCCTGAACTACCTGATGTACCATCTGTACCTGAACTACCATTTGTGCCTGAACTACCATTTGTGCCTGATGTTCCATTTGTACCTGATGTTCCATCTACACCACCATTAGCTACATATATTTCACCAGTACCACCACTAACTTTCAAAAAACCATCATTAATATATTTATTAAAAAATATAGTACCACTATTTGTCACATCTAACAATTTATCATCATTATTATATATTTCTAATTTAGATTTATTAGAATATTTATTCATGTCTCCAATAATAACTTGGTTACTAATAAATTGTCTACCAACACCATCAATATTAAAAGACGGCTGAGTATCAAAATATGCAGAATAAACACTAAATCTTGAAATATCATGAGGTGAAACATTTATAATTCTTGGCGGTACTACACATTCAGTTGTAGTTCGCAATCTTATCCAATATAAATCATAATTATCAGTATCTGTTTGTCCTTCCAATAAGTGATTTGTCCAATTAGGTATTGACTTATGTGACCAGTGTATTAATCCTGATGTATTAAAATTATTTGTGTGATCATGAAAATCATGATCTAACATAGTTAAAATTGTCCAACCAGAATTAATATTCCAATAATCACATTCTAATGTTATACCAGATGATGGTGAGTCAAAATTGTAATATACACCATTAAAATAATTTTTAAACCCAATAAACATTGCTGCTGTTAATCCTGTTAATGCTGATATATCTAAATTATATTCAGTTGAATTAAAATAATATGTCAAATCCATATAATAAGGATTTGTATCTATCCAATCTAATGTTCCTAATATTTTAGTAAACATTGGTGGTGCAACACTAAATGTAGACTGTGGTAATTGTGAATATGCATTAAATTTCCAACCATCTGATAATGTATGTCCAGTTATATTATCAAAAGATACAGATATACTATCATCTAATAATGTTTCTAATGTTGAACAATTAATATCAACAGACCAAACACCATTATCTATGTGTGATGTATTTTTTCTCCATTTAAAAGTATCTATTAAGCCAGTATTAGATATATAAATTTCATACGATGAATTATATGTCTTATCATATAATCCAGATATAAAAATATCATTTAATCCTGTGTTAGTATTATTTAAATAAATAGAATGACTATTCATTAAATTTGTCTGTTTATTGATTCCAAACCTACCATCATTACTAGTGATGATAATATCTGTTTGTGAATCATAATTATATAAATATTTAAATTCTCCTTCCTCGTTTCTATAAATATAATCTTGCCATTTTCTGTTTCCATCATCAGCAATAATATATCCTTTATCACCATCAGTAACACCATCAACCATAATATTATTATGCATATCATCTTGATAATCAGGTATATTGCCAATACCATATGTGTGTACAAGATTTTTTGGTTCAGAGATATTAACACCTAAATAACCATCTAATGGATTTGATGATAGTTTATTATAATCGCCCATTATGGTTCTACCTATAGCATCTACATAAAATGATGGAATAGGATCTAATTGAGCTGATCTAATACCAAATCTCATATTACCATGTGGAGCAACTAAATAAGAAATTGGTTCTATTATTATTGGTGTTGTTGATGTGATACGAATATAGTTATTAGATATTGTCATTCCAGTTACAATATCAGCAATCCAATCTGTCATAGTCGATGTATCCCAACTTATCAATCCAGATTTTGTTAAATTAAAAGTTTGGTCAATATAATTATTATTATTGTATGTCATTTCTACCCATCCAGAATTTGTTGAATATTCAACCTTTAGTGTCACACCAGATGAAACATTTGAAATTGCAATATAAATAGAATTAAATCTTCTTGGATTACAAACATATATTAATGAATTAGAACCACTTAATATAGTATATCCAGGTGTATATACTGATGCAGAATTATACGTTTTGTCATTATATATTGGTATTGGTGCTTCAGTATCATAACAAGTATATACACCAGAAAACATATCTGATGATACTGAAAGTGATGATGATGGTAGTTGTGGAAATGCACAAAATCTCCAAGCATCTTCTAACGAATGACCTGCTAAATCTTTAAAACTAATTTCAATACCATTTTCTAATTCTATAACATCAATTGAGCAAAATAACTCAATTGAGTATTCAGTCCAAGTTTTACCGTAATCAATTGATGTTCTCCATTTAAATGTATTTGGTGTTGATAAAATATCAAATATTTTTATCTCATAATATCTTATAATCTTTTTGTTGTATAATCCACCAACAACTAAACTATCAATACCATCATTGTTTATATTTAAATACTGAGCATGACTATTCATTTCATTAGATGTCCAATTTAAACCTAATCTACCACCCTCAGACATAACCATTATATCTCTATTAGATGCATTATTATATGTGTATTTAAACTCACCTTTTTCACTACGATATAAATACTCTTCAAATTTTTTAACACCATCATCAGCAAACATAATACCTTTATCACCATCACTAACACCATCAATCATAATATGATTGTTCATATAATCATCTTCGTCTGGTATATTTGATAGACCATAAACATGAACCAAATCTTGAGGCTCAGAAATATTAACACCAAGATATCCATTATTTGCATATTTATTATTGATAGAACGTGTATAATCACCAAATATTGCTCTACCAGCACCATCAATATAAAAAGATGGAAGTGTATCCATACTAGCACTATATACTCCAAAGCGAAATAATCCACCTAATGATAATGAATCTATAACTGGTGCAACAATAGGAGTAGTTGTGGTTGTTATTCTAATCCAATATAGATTATAATTAATATCTTCACCTGGAAATTGATATAATATCCAATTTAATGCTTGTCTATCCCATTCAATTTTACCATCTTTTTTAAAATTATCTGTAAAATCTTGTAAAATACCAGGTGTGTCTGTTGTTATTTCAGTCCATCCAGATATTGAAAAGTATTCTATTTTTAGTGTTATTCCACTTGCTGAAATTCCATTATTAAAATAAATAGAATTGAATGCTAATTTCCAACCAACATAAATAGCGGAAGTTGTAGTAGATAAACAAGTTTCAAATCCGGCAAAAGATGTTGATAATGATGCAGTGACATCATTTACCTGTGGTATAGTTTGGGTATAGTCATCTGTTATTAATATTTCACTATAACCATTTGGTTGAACTGTGAATGTTCCTTGTGGTAATTGTGGAAAAGCAGTAAATTGCCACTCATCAAATAAATTATGTCCAGTTTGATTTTTAAAACTAATTTCAATATAAAATTCTAATATAGTTGAACCTGTTGAAATAGGAATATTTACTGACCAGTCTGTCCAAGTTAAACCATTATCTCTAGATTTTCTCCAATGAAAATCATCAATAATTCCAATATTAGAAATTCTAATATCATATAATGCTTGAAATGTTCTATCATAATAACCACCAACAGACAAGTCATTCAGAGTACCATTTATAGAATCAATATACATTGAATGATAATCTAACTTATTAGAAGATTTATTTATACCTGATCTACCTGATCTTGAATAAACTTGATTTAAATTTCCTGCTTGTAAATTAACAATATAATAAAAATCACCATTTTCTTGTCTATATGTTTGTAGTGCCCATTTTTTAATATTATTATCACCAAAAACAATACTTTTATCTGATGACGGTGTTCCATCAATAAATATAGCAGAATCTGGACTAACATCAGAATCATATAAATATGTACTATCATTTTCACCATATATATGTATTCTATCTGTTGCACCTGTTATATTACCAAGTTTCAAATATTTGTTTTGATCAAATGTAAAATTTGTGTTTCCAGAAATTTCTCCATTGAAATAATATAAAATTTCATTATCTCCTATATTTTTAGTTGTTAACATTTTTTTATTAACAAAATTTAAAGGAGTTATATCTATATCTATTGTTTCTGTTGTGTCTAAAATAAAATAACTATCACTATATGTATTACCAGAATAAATATAAATATTAACACCAGCAAATATATCATCATTTGTAGAAAAATCAATTGAACGTTCCCAAATTCCATCAGTTCCAGTACCAACACTTATTACAGAATATATACCATTATATTGAGATAATGTTTGATTTACAACTAAAACTCTATCGTCTATTTGTAATTGTATTCCATCTACAATATTAGTAACAGCAGACAAAGTGATATTTTCTACTGCTGCCGCAACACAAGGTAATTTTATAATTGAACCTTTTAATTGGTCATAAGAACCTAATCTTGTTATCATCAATATTTTATTTTTTTTTCTTTATTTTTATTTATTTATATAT